CTGATTGATGAGCAAGCCAAAAAGGTTGGTGAGCTGAAGACCCAGATCGATGATTTGAATGCATCGCGTGGAAAACCGGGCATTACCAGCGAGAACGATGCAAATATACTGAGAGCGATAGCTATTGTTACGGATCAACTCGCTGTTGAAGAGGGAAAATTGAATGACATGCGAGATAAATCTCGCGGCATACAGCAGGCTCTCGAAGAAATTGAGCGGCGTCGTAATGATTTAATACGCGAACAAGCCTGGCGACAGAATGCGGTATATCAGTCGATGATCATGATGAATGGTCAGCATACTGAATTTAACCGTCTGCTGGGTCTGGGAAATCAGCTATTAATGGCCCGGCAAGGGCTGGCTAACGTCCCGCTCAGACTCCCTCAGGCCGACCTCGACAAAAAGCAAACTGATGCCCTCGAAAAGAGTCGCCGTGACCTGGAGTTATCACGTCTTAAAGGAGAGGCTAAAGAGCGTTTACGACTGAGTTATGCCGCCGACGATCTGGGACTAACCAGTGACCCACAATTCCAGACTGGCCGTCAGGAGTTGATTAATAACGGTCTGGCTGAATGGCGAAATAATGAGGCCAATAAGCCTCAGAAAAAAGGGCCAAAGACGGAAGGTGAGAAGACAGAGGATGTCTATAAACGTCTGATCAAACAGCAGAAGGAGCAGATTGCCCTGCAAGGGCAGAATACCGAGCTGGCAAAGGTTAAATATCAGGTTAGCCAGGGCGAACTTTCTACGTTGAGCCAGGCGCAGAAAGCCGAAGTTATGCGAAATGCTGCTCTCATTGATCAGGTAAAACTTCGCGAGCAGCTGCGCAACTACGAAGCCAGCCTTGCTGACAGCAATGCCAGCGCCCGCGCAGCTAATGATGCTCAGCTTATTGGTTACGGGCAAGGAACCCGGTTCCGTGAACGAATGCAGGAACAGTTTAATATCCGCAAGGAATTTGAGCAGAAGAACACCGATCTCCTTCGCCAGCGACAAGCCGATCAAATTAATGAGAACGTTTACCAGCAGGAGTTAGCCCTCAATAAGCGTTACCTTGAAGAGCGCCTGCGCGACCAGGAAGGATATTACGCTGCTTCTGATGCTCAGCGGGATGACTGGATGACGGGCTTGTCTGAAGGCTATGCCAACTGGGTGGATGAAGCGACAGATTACTCTTCCATGGCAGCTGACGGGATGAAGCAGGCGATGGGCGGGGCGGTTACCACCATTACTGACATGCTTAACGGTAACGTAGACAGTTGGAAGGACTGGGGAATAAGTGTTCTCAAAATTGTTGAAAATGTTGCAATCAACATGGCTCTTGCTAATGGTGTTAGCTCGTTAGGCTCATTCTTCAGCTTCGGTGCATCTTCCGCCGCAGCCGCCAGTAGCGGCACCGCTATTCAGAATGCTGGTGCGAACTTCACCTTTAATGCGAAGGGTAATGTTTACGACTCTCCGTCCCTGAGCGCTTACAGCAATGGCGTTTTTCAGACGCCTCAGCTATTTGCGTTTGCCAAAGGAGCGGGTGTATTTGCGGAGGCTGGACCTGAAGCCATTATGCCGCTTACCCGTGCAGCTGATGGTTCGCTGGGCGTTCGTGCTGTTGGCACTCCTCAGGTCTCCGGTGGCGTGCCTTCAGTTAACTTCGGCGATATCAATATTCAGGGTGGATCACCGCAGGCGACCAGTCAGGGAACAGCCGGTGCCGCTGGCAGACAACTGAAAGATGCCATCACTGGCGTTATTAACGAGCAGGCCAGTATGCCTGGCTCACCATTGTGGCGTTTGATTAAGGGAGTTTAACCATGACAGTTGAAACCTTCACCTGGTGTCCGAAGGTTGCCTCTCAGGTTGATACCAGTTTTCGGACCAGAAAGGCGCAGTTTGGAGATGGCTATGCGCAAGTGGCTGGCGATGGTATCAACCCGGTGACGCCGCAATGGAGTGTCAGTTTTACGGGTGATGAAGCGTACATTCAGGCGATCAAAAACTTCCTGAACAGACATGCCGGGTTTAAGTCATTTATCTGGAAACCGCCACTTGAGCTATCAGGACTCTGGCGCGCGGAATCCTTCCAGATATCGACCCTCGGTAATAAGAAATACACCCTCAGTAGCACATTCACACAGGCGTACCATCCATGAGTATTTCATCTGATGTCCAGAAACTGGAACCGGGTGAGCGTGTCCGTCTTATCGAGGTGGACGGGTCAGCTTTCGGCGCCGGTATTCTTCGTTTCCATAACGAGACCATCCCCCATACAGAGGCGGAAATTATCGCCTCGGGTGGCGACGAGTCAAAACTTGAACCGAAATCAGTCTGGTGGCAGGGGCAGGAATATGGCGCGTGGCCATACGAACTTACCGGGATATCTGTCAGCAGTGACGGGCAAAGCTCTCGGCCAGCGCTTACCGTGGCAAACATCAGCGGCACGATTGGTGCGCTTTGCCGGAGATTTCAGGGGATGGCAAAAGCTAAGGTGATCATCCACGACACCTTCGCTCATTACCTTGACGCCAGGAACTTTCCTGATGGTAACCCGACCGCCAATCCCAATGAGGAACGCAAACAGGTTTATTACATCGACCGAAAATCAGGTTCTGATGATGAAACAGTGGAGTTTGAGCTTTCCAGTCCTGCTGATCTTCGCGGGCAGTTAATCCCTACCCGGCAGATTCAGCCCATGTGCACGTGGTGTATGCGTGGTTGGTACAAAACCGGTAACGGCTGCACTTATGCGGGACAAAACGGCTGGTTCGATAAAGACGGTAACAGGGTGGATGATCCTTCACAGGATGTCTGCTCCGGACTGCTGTCAACGGGCTGTAAACCTCGCTTCGGAGAGAATGAACAACTGGATTATGGCGGGTTCCCCGGCGCTTCACTTCTGAGAGGATAATCATGCGCGACAAAACAGTTAGCGCCATTCTGGCGCATGCCGCCGCATCCTTCCCCGAGGAGTGCTGTGGCGTGGTTATTCAGAAGGGGCGGGTGGAGAAATACATCCCCTGCAAAAATAATGCTGAGTCGCCGACTGAGCAATTTGAACTTAATCCTGAGGATTATGCTGCCGCCGAAGAGCAGGGCACTGTGGTGGCGATCGTCCACAGCCATCCCGGCGACGGGGCAACAACTCAGCCGAGCGAACTCGACATGCTGATGTGTGATGCCACGGAACTGCCCTGGATTATTGCATCGTGGCCGGAGGGCGACATTCGCACCGTCATGCCTCGCGGAGACCGCCCCCTCACAGGGCGCCAGTTTGTACTCGGGTATGCAGACTGCTGGTCTCTCATCATGGACTATTTCCGCATCGAGCACGGCATTGAACTGCCCAACTACAGCGTAGATCGCCACTGGTGGGAGCAGGGTGAAAATCTCTATATGGATAACTGGCAGGAATGCGGTTTCCGTGAGTACGACGGCCCCGCTCAGCCCGGTGACATGGTTATCATGCAGGTTCAGTCCACCGTCCCGAACCATGCCGGGATTTTGCTTGATGGCAACATGCTACTGCATCACATGTACGGTCAGCTAAGCCAGCGCATTCCTTACGGCGGCTATTATCGTGACCGTACCATCAAAATTCTGCGCTATAAGGATTTGATGTAATGGAAAGAAAAACCGTCATTAAACTCAGTGGTTCAATGGCTCAGCGATTTGGCAGGACCCACCGCCGCGCGTTAACGTCTGCCAGTGAGGTATTCAGGGCGCTATCTAACACCATTGATGGATTTGATGCCTACCTGCGCGAGACCAGAGCGAAGGGGCTGGACTTTATCATCTTCCGAAACCAAATAAACATAGGAAAGGAAGAGTTTGATCTTCTTGGGCCTGGCGATGAACTTCGCATTATCCCTGTAATACGCGGTAGTAAAAGGGCTGGCCTCTTTCAAATTGTTACTGCCGCTGCTATTGCGGCTTTTACCTGGTGGAACCCAATAGGATGGGCAGCAGGTACACAAATGGCGCTATATGCCGCAGCTGGTTCTATGGCTGTTGGCGGTGTGGTGCAAATGCTTTCCCCTCAGGTTGCTGGTCTGCGGATGCGACAAGACCCAGATAACAAACCTTCCTATGCGTTTGGTGGACCCGTTAATACAACAGCGTCCGGCAACCCCGTTCCTTTGTTGTATGGTCAGCGGGAAATAGGCGGGGCGATTATCTCTGCCGGAATTTATGCGGAAGATCAGCAATAGGCCTCATCAATGAGGCCGGAGAGATGTTATGGATAAAAACCTTTTTTTACAGCGGTACAGCCTGGCCACTGATGATTTCAGTGTTCAGACGTTTTGTGGTTTTCACGAGACTATCAAACATTGTTTCAAGCGAGAGCCAGGCATCTTGGATGCCATTCCCGTAAGCCTGAAAATAAATACAGAATCTGTGCCCGGTCAACTTGTCCCCGTCGGGGGTGATGTAGTCCGTTATGAGGGGGCTGATGCGGAAGGTGCCTTTTCTAAAATCGGACCTTTCTATCTGAAGGTATATCGATAATTTATCGTAAACCCATCTGATTGATTCTTTGTTTGCATTTATTTCTATCTGGCGAATGAAAAATTCGAAGCGGCCTGTTATTCCATGCGTACACCTGAATAAGACTGCTGATGGATCATCCTTAGGTTCCCCTGAGAGCATACAGTCAGTGCTTTCCAGCGCACTTTCTGGACCGTTTATCCATCTAATAAAATCGTAAAAGTTTTGTACCGATATTTGGTCTGCGTGCTCTACAAAGTCTTCTAAATGTGTAGTTATGAGTTCGGGGTGCTCTCGAAAATTATAGTATTTCCCCGCTTTATACTGATGTCCTTCGGTTGCACCCCATGGCTGGGAACGTCTTCCGGATTCAGTTATTTCAAAGGATGACACGACAATCATTTCGCTTTCCTTAACCTATTTGTTCCAGATGAAAGTTTATTTTTAGTAACTACAGCAATGCACCAACATACCCAGGGCTGTAATGAATCAACATCCTGATATTCAAACAGTAGCCACCTTCTGGTGGCTTTTTTTATGGGCGCGATATGACAACGACGATCATCAAAGGGCGCGGTAAAGGTGGCAGCAATAAGACCCGAACGCCTGTTGAGGCACCTGACAGCATTCAGTCCATTGCCAGAGCAAAGGTGCTTATTGCTCTCGGAGAGGGCGAGTTCGCTGGTGGGCTTGATGGTAAAAACATTTTCCTCGGCGACTCATCATCGTACACACCTATTCAGAATGCAGACGGAAGTTACAATTTCAACAATGTTAAATATGAGTTCCGTTCCGGCACTCAGGATCAGGACTACATTCAGGGATTCCCCGGTGTTGAAAACGAACTTCAGGTTTCATATGAACTGAAACAGGCGGTCCCATATGTAAGAGCCGTCTCCAATATCCAACTCTCTGCGCTGCGTATTCGCCTTGGATGGCCGACTCTTTTACTCCAGAAAAACAATGGAGATAAAGTCGGTACCCGCGTTGAATACGCTATCGACCTTTCAGTAGATGGCGGACCCTATGAAACGGTAGTCAACGGAGCTGTGGATGACAAAACCACAACGCTTTATGAGCGCAGCCATCGTGTAAACCTTCCAAAAGCTACGACAGGCTGGCAATTGCGGGTTCGAAGAATCACTCCTGATTCGACAAGCGTAAATGTTGTGGACACTATGCGTGTTGTGGCCGTTACTGAAATTATTGACGCCAAACTACGCTACGTAAACACAGCCCTGCTGTACGTTGAATTTGACGCAAAGCAGTTCCCTAATGGCATTCCTCAGGTTGTATGCAATCCGAAAGGTCGAATCATCCGTGTACC